GTCTTTATACTTTTGGAAATGAGTATGTTTTTGAAGATGGCACCCCTTATAAAGGATTATACCATAAAATGCCCGATGGTATTCTTATGACGGGGATTACTCATAGTAAATATGATAATGATAAAATTCTTTACTCTATTAATTCAACCCCTCTTTCCTCCCAAGTTGGAAATTATTAAAAATTTTTGTATATTAAAATGTGTTTTGGCTTGTAGAAACTAATAAACAGCTTAAAGAGCTTAAAAAGAAGGACTTTAAAAAAGTTTTTGTAGAACCCCTTTGGTCCAATGAAAACGTTCACCCCTACCATAGAGGAATCCAAGGGTTTTATATAAGGGAAATAAACTATAAAAAAGGATTTATAGTAGCATTACAACATAGCGAAACCACTAGTTGTGGAATGGATGAGATCTATGACTTAATTTATGGATTTGAAGAAATATTTGTAAGAGATAGGAAGGAACTCATAAACATAGCACCCAGCCAAAAGCTTAGCGACATACATTTCATCTCTCCTACGGATATCCCAGACTCATTCCCATGTCATGATTTTTTCTATAGACAATATCCTAATGTAGGCGATATAGGTAGCATAATTCCGATAGTAAAGCATTATGAACGTTGTGAAACGATATATAACGCGGTTAAACATGTGTTTGCTATGGAGAAACCACAACATTTTGAGTTTTACAATAATAAAGCCACAAATGTGTTTTATTGGATCGAACAAGAAGGGATTAAGGTAGATTCCGAATTATTTGAGAAGCATTTTAATGCAACTCCAACTCCATGGAACCATGTGTATACTCAATTTAATTTAAAAACAACTACTACGAGGCCTTCAAACTCATTTGGGGGAATTAATTATGCTGCTTTAGATAAAAAATCGGGTTGTAGGGAAGCGTTCATCCCCGAGAATGACTTTTTATTAGAGATTGACATTAGCGCTTATCACCCCACATTGGCGGCACAACTAGTAGATTATGAATTTGAACATGAGGATATCCACCAAGCATTTGCTGACATGTATGGGGTGGATTATAAGAAAGCTAAGGAGCTGACTTTTAAACAATTATATGGAGGAGTATTTGATGATTATAAAGAGTTAGAATTCTTTAAGAGGGTAGAAAAATATATAGAGGATATAAGTAGTAAAGAGGAGTTTGTTTGTAAATCTGGGTATGTTTTTAAAACAGATATGAAACCCCAAAAGTTGTTTAATTATATACTTCAAAATACGGAAACATATTATAATGTACTTATTTTGGAGAAAATTATTAGGATTTTAAAGGGGTGTAAAACGAGAATTGTACATTATACTTATGATTCTTTTCTTTTGGATGTGGATAAGTCTGAACGAGATGTAGTTAAGTCTGTGATGGATGTATTTAGAGAATTTAATTTTAATATTAAGGTGGAGGCCGGTAAAAACTATGGTTCTTTAGAGAGGGTATAATATTTATACCTAAACCATGAACAACAAGCTATTTTGCACCTTTACCTCTTTAGAGGATATGGAGAGGACACTGGTAGAGGTAAAAGCTAGCTACGACATACTCTATAAGAAGATTTTTGTTTTGTATATAAAGAGTAACGACGAATATGTTTGCACATATAATGTAGAGCCGAGTAGCGTAGAGAGAATTTTGCCCCAAACCATATTAGTCCACAGGAAAAAAGAATCTAATACTTTATATACAATTAATGCCCTTAATGAGCTAATCAAATCATTAAATGGGGGAGTAGTTGATGTGCGTTATAAAGTAAATTGGCAGCATTATCGTAACACGGTTTTGCTAACCCAACACAATGAGTTAAACCAATTGAAGACTAAAATCCACCAGATTATTGAGCTTTAATTTGGGATCCTGAATTAGGATTCATATATTTATCAAAAGTTATATTTTAAACAGTTACATTATGGATTTAAATGCAATTCGCAGCAAGCTGACCTCCCTTCAGCAACAGAATAAGGGAAATGGAGGCTCTAACCAGAGCTTATTTTGGAAACCAAGCATTGGTAAACAAGTAGTACGTATTGTACCCAACAAGTTTAACAAAGCAAATCCTTTTACGGAAGTATACTTCCACTATGGGATTGGTGAACGTGTTATGATTTCACCTATTAATTATGGTGAAAAGGATCCCATTGTGGAGTTCGCGAAACAACTTCGCACAACTAGTGATAAAGAGAACTGGCGTTTGGCTAAAAAGCTTGACCCTAAAATGCGTATTTTTGTTCCTGTGGTTGTTCGTGGTGAAGAAGGTGAAGGTGTTAAGCTTTGGCAGTTTGGTAAAAATACTTACCTTGAATTCCTTTCCCTTGCTGATGATGAAGATATTGGCGACTACACTGATATCCACCAGGGACGTGATATCACAATTGATACTGTAGGACCTGATGTTACAGGAACCGCTTATAATAAGTCTTCGGTTCGTGTAAAGACAAAGCAGACACCACTTGGTGATGCTGATCAAATTCAAAAGTGGTTGGAAGACCAATCCAACCCCACTGATGTGTTCAAGCGTTACTCGTTTGAGGATATGAAAAATAACCTTCAATCTTTCTTAGCCCCTGAAGAACAGGAACAAGAACAGGTTACAGGTAACATTCCTGATTCAAAGGGAGACGATCTCCCTTTTGATAAAGGGGGGTCTCAAAACAATTATGCTCTAAAGACTCCCCTAACAAAAACGAGCAAAGCAGACCAATTTGATCAATTATTTAACTAATGCCTAGAGGAAAAAAAGCATCACTATCGGCGGCTGTATCTAATGAACTTAAAGCGAATTTTGACCTTGGTAAATTCAAGGAAAAGAAAATGCTTAATGCTAATGCTAAGTTCAAGCCCCAACAATGGATACCACTTTCCCAAGCATTCCAGGATGTAACTTCAATCCCTGGCATCCCCGCAGGACATATTGTCTTGTTAAGAGGCCATTCTGATACCGGTAAGACAACCGCCTTGATTGAGGCGGCTGTCTCCGGTCAGAAAAGGGGAATACTCCCTGTGTTTATTATCACAGAGATGAAATGGAGTTGGGAACATGCTAAGCAAATGGGTCTAGAAATTAACGAAGTAGTTGATAAAGAAACAGGTGAAGTTACTGATTATAATGGTAATTTTATTTATGTAGATAGAGAAGCTATTCATTCAATTGAGGATGTAGCGGCATTTATTTTGGATTTAATTGATGAACAGAAAAAAGGTAACTTACCTTATGACTTATTATTTCTATGGGACTCGATTGGTTCAGTCCCCTGTGAAATGTCTATTAAGTCAAATAAAAACAACAATGAGTGGAATGCTGGTGCCATGTCTACCCAATTTGGTAATAGCGTAAATCAGCGTATTACACTTTCCCGTAAAGAAAGCAGCCCACATACTAATACATTGGTGTGTATTAATAAAGTATGGACACTTAAACCTGAATCTCCTATGGGTCAACCCAAGTTGATGAATAAAGGTGGATATGCTATGTGGTTTGATTCAACATTTGTAGTAACATTTGGTAATGTTATGTCAGCAGGTACATCTAAGATTAAAGCAATCAAAGATGGCAAGCAGGTAGAATTTGCTAAACGTACTAATCTACAAATTGACAAGAATCACATCAATGGGGTTACAACTCGAGGTAAAATTGTAATGACTCCCCATGGGTTTATTAATGATGATGATAAAGAAATTAAAGCTTATAAAAATTCCCACGCAGAGGCTTGGAGAGAAGTTTTAGGAGGTGTAGATTTTGACATTATTGAAGAAGATCAAGAAATACAAGATATTTCTCACTTCGCAAAAGAACCTGACTAATGAACAAGAAGGATTATTTGGAGATGCTCAATAACATTGAGCAAGGGGAACCGACTGCTAAACCGGGACAACATGAGAGAGTAGTGTTTATTGATGGGTTAAATTTATTTTTGCGTAATTTTGCTATGCTTAAATTTGTTAACCATACTGGAACACATATAGGGGGGTTGTCTGGGTTTTTACGTTCGTTGGGAGCTCTTATAAACCAAATTCAACCTACTTCTATATATATAGTATTCGATGGAGTGGGTGCCTCCACTAATAGGAGGTACCTACTCCCCGAATATAAATCGGGTAGGAATTTGAGCAGGATCACTAATTGGGATATTTTTGATAGTATTGATGATGAGAATGATTCTAAAGTAGACCAAATCACGCGATTAATACAATACTTAAAATGCCTCCCAGTTAAGGTAGTTTCTATAGATAAAGTGGAAGCAGATGATATTATAGCATATATGTCAAAAGATATGGCTAAACGCTTTAATACTAAGTCATATATTGTTTCTAGTGACAGAGATTTCCTCCAATTGATAGATGATAACATAACAGTTTACCGCCCTATAGAACGAGAATTCTACAGCCCGGCTACAGTACAAGAAAAATTTGGTATTGTCCCTGAGAATTTTATCCATTATAAAGTTTTACTTGGGGATGCTTCTGATAAAGTACCTGGGGTTAAAGGTTTAGGAAAAAAAGGTGTATTGAAACGTTTCCCTGAATTGGCGGGCGGGCCTATACCATTTGATAAACTATTTGATTTAAGTGAGGAACGCCTTAAAGATAGTGTAGTCTATGCTAGGGTAATCCAAAACTGGGACCAGTTATTGAATACTAAAAAAATCATGGACCTGGATATCCCCATGCTCTCAGATGAAGAAAAAGAATACCTTTCACATCTAACCGAGGAACCATTAAATGAACTCCGTATACTTGAGTTTATGAGTTTGTACAACGAAGATGGTATGACTCATATTATTAAAAATACCGAGTTTTGGTTAAAAGATACATTTACAAGATTAGTTTATGACGCTCAATAGTCTTTCCACATATGGTACAGCCTTTCAAGTAAAGGTTCTATCCTCTTTGCTTACACATAAAGAATTCCTCCAAAATATACATGATGTATTAACTGAAGAATACTTTGATAATCAAGCACATAAGTGGATTATAGGCCAAACACTTGATTATTATGAACAATACCACACCACTCCCACAATGGAAGTGTTGAAGGTAGAAATGAAAAAAGTAGAAAATGAAGTATTACAATTATCAATTAAAGAGCAACTTAGAGAAGCATACCAGTCTTCTAACGAGGATTTAGAATATGTTCAAAAAGAATTCTCATCATTTTGTAAAAACCAACAACTTAAAAAAGCCCTTCTTAACTCCGTTGATTTACTTAATTCTGGTGATTTTGAGTCTATTAGGAATCTTATTGATGGTGCCTTAAAAGCAGGTGCTACTAAAAATATAGGACATGAATATATTAAAGACACTGAAGCCCGTTACAGAGAAGATGCAAGATCAGTTGTACCAACCCCTTGGGGTAAATTTAATGAACTTATGCAGGGAGGTCTGGGTAATGGAGACTTCGGTCTTATTTTTGGTAATCCTGGAGGAGGTAAATCATGGACATTGGTTGCCATGGGGGGCCATGCCGTTAAATTAGGTTTTAATGTAGTTCACTATACGTTAGAACTTGGTGAAGATTATGTAGGGCGACGATATGATGCTTTCTTCACAGGTAAGCCCGTAGATACATTATTTAAACATAGAGACAAGGTAGATGACATAGTTAAAGAATTACCTGGTCAACTTATTATTAAAGAATATGCCCCGGGACAGGCCACAATAAACACTGTTAGATCTCACATCCAAAAATGTGAAGACTTAGATTTTAAACCTGACTTAATTATTATTGACTATGTTGACCTTCTTTCATCAAAAAAGCGAACTCAGGATCGTAAAGGAGAAATAGATGATATTTATGTTGGCACTAAAGGTCTTGCTAAAGAATTACAGTTACCTGTTTGGTCTGTTTCTCAAGTAAATAGAGCTGGAGCAAAAGATGATGTAATTGAGGGGGATAAGGCAGCAGGAAGTTATGATAAAATTATGATTACTGATATAGCAATATCACTTTCACGTAAAAGAGAAGATAAAGTAAATGGTACAGGTAGATTTCACATTATGAAAAATAGATATGGCATGGATGGAATGACCTACTCAGTGGTGGCGGATACATCAACAGGACACTTTGAGGTTACGGATCATCACTTTGATGATAGTGATAGCCCCCAACCAGTTCAAAGGTTAGAGGGAACTAGTATGAATACTCTTGATAGAGACCAATTAGCGCAGCAGTTTTTCCAACTTAATTCTTAAACACAAACAAAAAAAATGACAAGTAAATTACTTACTGAAAGGATTGTATATAAACCTTTCGAATATCCCGAAGCAGCTGATTATTGGCTCAAACAACAACAAGCTCATTGGATTCATACTGAAGTACCAATGATGAGTGATATTAATGATTGGAAACAAAACTTAAACGAAACTGAAAAAAATATAATTGGGTCTATCCTTAAAGGCTTTGCCCAAACCGAAACCGTAGTAAATGACTACTGGACGGGTCTGGTAACTAAATGGTTTAGGAAACCAGAAATCATAGCAATGGCGACCACTTTCGGGGCTATGGAAACTATTCACGCCGAAGCATACTCACTATTAAATGAAGAACTTGGACTTG